CTGTGGTTATAGCCCAACGGCAATATCTTCCATCAAAAACCCCAACAGTATTTGCCATATAAGATTTATTTATGCCCGCCATAGTTTCCGAAATATCATAAGAGATTATTCCTCCACCCAATGTTGCAGCGAATTGAGTCTTTTTTAGCGAACGAATCTGTGGAGTGCCAGAAAGGAAGGAAAGAAAATATATATCATTTCCGACTGAGAGGATAGACCCTGGGGCAATACAACCATAACCGAATAATCTTACGTTAGTGTTTTGTGCGGCAATCGTTGTCGCAGCAAATGTAGTCCCTGCCCAACCAGTAATAGACCAGATAGTATTTCTCTTAAAGAAAAAGAGTTCATCCTGAAGCATACCAAGTCCCATACAACTATCGGAATCACCTGGGTTTACGTCTACATAATCAGCCGCAGTGAAAGTCGTTGGTACTCCTAAATTAGAGAAGAAAAGTCTGTTGGGATTAGCCGAAGTTGCAGCTACAAATAAATAATTATGGAACCACTGTGCAAAATTTCCAAGAGGAACTCCAGACCTGTTTTTTGTAAAAGTTGTCCCGTCCCAATCAAATACTTCCGTTTGATTAAATCCGAAGATAGAATCATTGGCAATTGCAGCATACATTCTTTTAGCATTAGTGAAAGTGTTTGCTCCATTTATAGCAGTAAAATTACCGCCAGTAGAACGATATATAGAAGCGGTTGAGGCTCCATCTACATTAGCAATTAGCCACTTATCTCCAGAAGAAATCTTTTCAAAGGAGAAAAGTCCGTTAAAAGGAAACGCTGCTATTGCAGAATTTATAGCAGTTGAACCTGTTACTTTTTTAATTTTGTTGTCTGAGATTAAGACATTGTCAGCTACCTGAAATTTACCAGGAGCCAGAAGCTCTGAGGGGTGTAAATCATCATAACCTAAAAATTCACTCTCGATGATGGGCTTAGTACGAAATGACTGCACAAATTATAAATTCTCCTTTCATATAATTCCCGTAGTAGAGAAGTCAATCTGTTCTAAAGTGCTGTCAATTATAAATTGACCGTCATCACTTTGTCTGTCTTTAAGAAAAGTCTGCATCTGTACTATTCCTTTATCATATTCGTTGATATAATTCTGTGCTGTATTTTCCTCCTGTTGACCTTTACGAAGAAGTTGTGCAGCAGCTCGAAGTGCAATTAAGTAGGCAAATCTGTCAGCCCACGGAATGTTCACATTATCACCAGCGGCTGAAAGGTCTGATGGAACTGCTATCCCCCATACGGAAATAGATTGTCCAGTAGTATCTGCAACAGTAGGGATAGGAATAAAACCTATTTTTTGTGCTCCTATATTTCCATGTAGATAATATCCTGCTGAGAAGTGAGAACCGCCAGTTGATGTATTACCGAGATTTCCCCGAATTTCATCTTCATTTAAGGGTATGGCACGGGCAGCAGTAGAACCTGAAGTTGTAGGACTATAGTTTATTTCAACTCTCGTAACCTTAATTAGAGATGAATCAATCGTATATTCCTGCTGGTTAGCAACAATAGCATAAGTAAACGGAGTGGTAGTTTCATACCATCTTTCATAAACATCCATAACAGCCCCAGCGACATCCTGATATGCCCTATTTATCGCTACTTGAACCTCTGTATCAAGAAAATCCGTTTGACTCGCTTCATCAAGATATACCCTAGTTTCGGTTTGTAAATTTAAATTTGACTTAGACATTTTACCTTATTATTAAAATGTAAACATTAGCCGTAGTTGCTGTAATAGCCCAAATCTTTAAAGGCCCTCCTCCATCGAATCTGAATGGTTGTGCCTCCACTCCTGCTTTTATCAAAAATGAGCTTGTTGTAGCTACATCTTCATCAAAACTAATATAAGAATCTGCGGAAGCTATAATATGTACCTCCTTTATACCACTTTCAAAAGTCGCTGCTTTAGCTGAACTGGTTGCTGCTATTAGAGCCGTTTCCGACTTATCCCAAGCCGCCATAAAACCTCCTTTCTTTTCTTATCATATTCCCATCCCCCATGAGGGACAGGATATAATAATAAAAGGGTACCCCTCTATTACTACTGTTTTGCCTCATCAACTGGCTCCCAAATGACTGTTACATCACTTGCATCAGTGTGAAATGAACCTCCGTCTAATTGCAAAGGTGCATCAGTAAAATCAAGAAATCTTTCCCAATCTTTTCCAGCTGCTGCTGTTGGTTGAGTGTGCTGTAATGCTACATCAGTTGTTGAAACCGAACCCATTCCAGATGCGTGTCCTGGTGCTACTCTCTTATTGTAAAAGTTAGTAACCTTACCGTCTGCTGGATTACCAAAGACTACTTTTCTTACGAAAATATCTTCTCCAGCATTTCCAAGAACCTGTGCGTCCCCAGCTGAATTATCGCTTGCTACGTATGTAAATCGAATGTTACTCACCCCCTTTCAATATCATAAAATTTGATGTTTACTAATAATTTCTTTTTGTTCAATTTGATGCAAGCCCTTATTAATCTCTGGCCTACCAAGATTGACTAATTTTAGGTGCTCACATTCTCCTTCTACTTGTTTAATTTTAAATCCTGCTTCTCTTGCCTTTATACAGAAATAAATATCTTGTCCTCCGTATCCCTGTTCTCCTGCATCTATCCATTCAATGTTAGGCCATACATTCAGAAGCAGAAGTTTGTCCGACCTAAAGTATGGCTTCTCCAGTTTATCAAACACTACGGATTTGACAAGTGTACTTCCCAACCCACACCAAAGTATCTCTCCATCTCTGTTTTTAGTGATGCACGAATATCCATTAACTGCGTAATCTATACAAGCAATATCCGCATCTGCTGAAAGAAGACGTTTAAATCCTCCATCTGGCATGACTGTATCCTCCTCCACAAATAAGATGTGTGTCGGATTATCTTCTAATGCCTTTTCAACTAAGAAGTTCTGGCAATCTGGTATAGGCAATGTAAAAGAACGATAAATTTTATAATTGTATCCTGCCAAATTACGAGAAATACTGTCCTCGACTTGCGAGAACACTAATCCCCTAGTCGGCAAGATAACAGCTATCATGTGAGCAGGATAAGTAATGAACTTACCTGCCCGATTAGATTGATTTAACAACCTAACTGCGAATTTCTGTTCCGCCTGTCAACCTTAGAGCTGTGTAACCGTAAACAGTGTCAACTATAACTCTCCATCCAAGAGAAACTAACCAGTAAGCTGCCTGTAATCTAGGTGCTTGCTGAAGTGCTAATGCACTAGCTTCCTTATGGAAAATCAAATTGTGATACTGAGTAGGAGTTCCCGCTGTTGAAGGAAGATTATTGGTAAAGTACACTGGCAAACCATAAATCTGTCCCCACAAATAGCGGTTGTTTGGCCCTGTCTTGACTTGAGTTGGCTTTTGGTATTCGCCCTGAAAATCTGCTTTGACGAATTTATCCAATTTCATTATTGCCGAAATTTGTTTCGGGTGAACAATAATAGCCCTGTCTTCTAAGGGCATATCCACTAAATTCAGCGATTCATACGCTGATACTATAGTAGAATCTCCTATATCAACTCCGTATGTTCCAACTGCGGTATTTGTCCAAGATGAGTAAGTCCCCATTATGTCTGTATCGACCTTCTTGGCTATGCTATATCCCGCCTTATTGGAATATTCGCTGCGAAGATCGTAAATAGACTGGACACTTACAATATCCTCGATAATAAACGAGTTGTAATACCAGTTGTTGATAGTTATCTGAGTCTGAGTTTCTGTTACATTGTCATCGGTAACATCACTTCCTTGGGTTTTGGAACGTGCTGTAAATGCGTTCGAGATATTTGGAATATCTATTGTCTGACCACGACCCTGTACGAGATAATCATATCTCTTAACAAGCCCTGCGGCCACCAAAGCATTTTCAGTAGCCCTCACAACCTCCCTGCTCCAAACTGTTGGAAGAAATACTGCTGATGTCATTGTCGTAAATCCCGTGTAGTGGAAATTTCTATCCACATCTCCGAGACCCAAACATTCACTATAACTTAATGTTTTTTCTAAAAATTTCATTATTCACCTCCCTTCATAAATTTACACGTGTAAATTTCTCATTAAAAAACCTCTCCTAAAAGAAGTTTTAATTCCTTAGTAGAAGAGGTTAATTAGGCTTTACTTGCCTCCAAAGTTTGTTCCCTTGAATTGCTGGGTATGATTGTAGACTACTTTGTTAATTTCGTCTTTATTTGCCTCATACCATGTGTCAGCGTCTTCTGCCTTTAACCTTTCCTCTATATATTCAGGAGTTAAGGCATCCTGTCGGGTTAGGGCTTTGGTTGGTCGTAAGCTAGAAGCTTTAGGCTTTGGTTTCGTTGCTTCCACATTTGAAAATTCATCTGGAAACATTTTGAACTTGAAGACATCCTCTGGGTCGTAGTATCTATATTGAGGATGTGTGCGTATATAATCTTCAACTTCTGCTGGGTCATATTTGGGTTCACTATTTTCCCCAGAGTATTTTTGCTGAAGATTTGTATTACGGAGTTCCCATCTGACCTGGTTAATTCCTTCAGCGATTTTGTTATCTACTTTATCGTCTGTTGAAATACCAAATCCAGATAGAGTTTCAATAGCTTGCTTCTGGTCGAAAGCCAGTGGTGCTGGAGCTGGTGGCGGAGGAGTATATGCTTGTTGTGCTCTTTCCTCTGCATCCTTTGCTCTTCTTACTAACTCCCTTACCCGTTCCTGTGCGGAACCAGATAGCTTACTAAATTCAACCTCTTCTTCAGATTGTTGCTCTATCGGTTGGATAGGGTCAACCTGTTGGTCTGTTCCTGCTTGTGGGGCAGCGGGGGTACCATCCCCTTGTAACATATTATCTATTGGATCTATGTTACGTCACCTCCTTTCAGCCGATTAAGCGGACGAGTCTACTATTTTAAGCGATAGTTCCTATTTGGTAACGTTCTCCAAATTACGAATGTATTGTGTAAAATAAATCAAGGCTGGTTACTAACTTCGCCTTTATTATCTGGTTTAAATTCTATATTTCCTGGTGCTGCGTAAGGCTTAGATTGTAAATCAAAATTCTTCTCTTTTGGCTCTGCTGCCAGGAGATCGCTACTGCCACTTTGTGCTTTAAGATTTCTCCCAGAAGTAGCAGGATTAAGAACTCCGCCTGTTTCAGATTGCTTAGTTACGGTTTGACCCATAACTGGCCCCTGACCACCTGCAAATGTTCCTGACCTAAATTTACCTGAAAAACTGTTTGTTGCTCCCATTTACGCTTCACCCCCTGCCTTTAATCCGAATCTTTCTTGAATACACGCTTCTGTTGCTTTTAGATTATCTGGAGATTTATCCTCTGAAATATGTCCGCCAAAAACATCAACTGGGTAAACATCAGAATATTCTTTCATTTCTTTAACCTGATCTGGATGATTAAAATAATGCTCAGAATCTACTTTCATTTTCATTTTCTGAGAATATGCCGTTGGCATCATATTTTTCATTGATTAAATTTTACACTACTCAAAGTCTTTGTCAACCCTACTATTTAAAAGGCGAATAACTGCCCGCTGGTGTAGGATTAGACGGAGTGGCTGGTTGTTGTCCTAAAGCATCATTAGGATTTACAAGTTTTATCTGCTGTTGATTTAGAATATTCAATACTTGATCCATTCCTGGAATACCCTCCCGAACAGCTTGTACTAAAACTTCCCTTAACTGTTCGTAGATTTGTTGTATTCGTTCCTGGTCTGGCTGTTGTAATTGACCTCCCTGTTGAGCTGATGGTTGATTTGGATTCATATCTTATATATAAATCTTTTTTATATTTCTGTCAAGACGACTAACCCACTACTGGTGGTTGTCCATTTGGCGGAATTTGCTGTTCCTGTACCTGTTGATTTCTGAGTTGGTCTTCCATTCCCATATCTGGCTGTTCTGCGGGAACAGGAGCACCTTCCTCCTGAGCCAAATACATTTGGTGAGCCTCTATGTGTTTTTGTAATAATTCATCTCCGCCCAGACCGAGAGCTTCCTGATGATATGCTATGTGAATATAATGGTCGTCATGCGGGTCTGGCATTACAGCTTTTGCTTCCTGAACAATCATTGTATTTTCGACTTGAGGGTCAACAGATTTCATTTCTCCTGGTTTTTGCTGGAGTCTTGATTTAAGCATCTGTTCCCTTCTGGTTTCCTGAACAATTGAATCTACATTTCCAAACTCCCAAAGTCTAAGGAATGTTGACTGGTCTATTGCTCCGAGCTGTAACAGTTTGATGGTTTTTTCCTGCATCATTTCCTTAGTGTATCCAAGCCAAGAACCTATTGTTACACGGATATTATTATCAGTTCCTATAACTGCCAAGTCAACATAGTCTGGGCCTATCTTAAACTTGTTAGTTGGTTCACCTTTTTTAGATTTGAAATCTTTTCCCACTACGGCAAAGTATTTTGCGTCTTCTTCTTTATAACCTAAGTCTTGAATGACTTTAACCGTACTGTAATTTTCGGAAATCTTGCGTAGAATCTTTTTTGCAACTAAAGTTAAGAAGTCTTCAAGATTATCTACCAAGTGATCTTGATTTGTACTATCAGATTGTTTCATTTCACTAAGGGTTACGCCACTTTGTCTATTAGGAGGCATCCTCCCTAGAGAAGAATCGTGGACTCCTGAAATATCTTCCATATAACGGTAAATTCTTTCTACCTGATTTGTTGTTGCAATAGGAAGTGCTGGCATATCCAAAGCCCGTACCTCAGAACCTCTCTTTTTGGAAATTATTTCTCCATGAACATTATGTATTGCCCGTACTCCCGAATCTTTATCAACAACAATTCTTCCCTTAGCAACCTTGTAGTTGTAATCAAATACCGAAGATTCAAGGGAATTAAGCACCCTATTCAAAGGCATGACGTGTTTCATCCATCCCTCACCATATACCTCGTTGGGATTTAAGTCTGCCTG